GCCTCGGCTCAACAAACATTAGCTACTGGTGGTGGGTGTATAGCATTATCAACACCTTATGGTACTGGTAATTGGTTTCATTCAACTTGGGCTAAAGCAGAAGCAAGAGAAAATACATTTTTACCTATTAGGTTACCTTGGACAGTACATCCTGAAAGAAACCAAGAATGGAGAGATGAACAGGACATAGTATTAGGACCTAGAATGGCATCACAAGAATGTGATTGTGATTTTAGTACCTCCGGTGATACTGTTATAGAACCTGATGTATTAAATTTTTATGAAAGTACCTATATACAAGAACCTGTTGAAAGAAGAGGTATAGATGGAAATTTATGGGTATGGCAAATACCAGACTATTCTAGAGATTATATAGTAGTAGCCGATGTTGCTAGAGGTGATGGAAATGACTTTTCGGCGTTTCATATATTTGATATAGAAGAAGCAACACAAGTAGCAGAATTTAAAGCACAAATTCCAACAAAAGATTATGGTAATTTATTATTTGCTATGGCTACAGAATATAATGATGCTTTGCTTGTAGTAGAAAACGCAAATATTGGTTGGGCCGTAATACAACAACTAATAGATAGAGGATATAGAAACTTATATTATTCTCCCAAAATGGATGTATCAATGACTAATGCAGACCAATACTTATCTAGATATGAAAATAGTCAAGGTATGGTTCCTGGATTTACTACATCAATGAAGACAAGACCACTTGTAGTCTCCAAAATGGTTTCGTATCTTCACGAGAAATCTGTTACTCTTCGTTCTAAAAGATTACTAGAAGAGTTAAGAACGTTTGTGTGGAAAAATGGTAAAGCACAAGCACTATCAGGTTATAACGATGATTTAACTATGGCATTAGGAATAGGAATGTTTTTAAGAGACACTGCTCTACATTTTAGACAACAAGGTGTAGATATGGCAAGAGCAGCATTAGGAGGAATACATTCAACAAATTATCAAGCACCCACAATTTATAGTGGTGGACCAACAACTAAAAACCCATATGAAATGGAAAATCCATACGGAGATAAAGAAGACATCTCTTGGTTACTGGATTAATATTTATTATATATACTATACGCGATGGCAGACACTTCATTATTTGGTAGACTAAGGAGATTATTCTCTACAGATGTAGTAATAAGAAATGTTGGAGGGAATCAACTTAAAGTAATAGATTCTAACCAAATACAATCCTTAGGTCAACTACAAACAAACTCACTATACGATAGATTTAATAAATTGTATAGTACTACAGGAGGACTAAATTATAACTTGATGCAAAAAGCTAATTTTCCTTCTACTAGAATTCAATTATATACAGACTACGAGGCAATGGATACTGATTCTATTGTTGCTTCTGCATTAGATATAGTATCTGATGAATCCTGTTTAAGAAATGATATGGGCGAAGTACTACAAATTCGTTCAGCTGATGAAACAGTACAAAAAATATTATATAACTTATTTTATGATGTTCTAAACATAGAATTTAATTTATGGTCTTGGACACGTAATATGTTAAAATATGGAGATTTTTATTTAAAATTAGAAATTTCTGAAAAATTTGGTGTGTACAATGTAGTACCATTTTCTTCTTATACTATTTTAAGATTGGAAGGACAAGATCCTAGTAACCCTTCTGATGTTAAATTTAAATATGACCCTAGTTATTCAGTATCTGAAAACCCATTAGGTTTCCAACAAATTTCTCCTTCGGTAGGTGTAAATACTGGTGAAGAAGTAATTTTTGATAACTACGAAATGGCTCATTTTAGATTATTATCTGATTTTAATTACCTACCTTATGGTAGATCATATCTTGAACCAGGAAGAAAAATTTGGAAACAAATGACATTGATGGAAGATGCAATGTTAATCCATAGAATAGTTAGAGCACCAGAAAAAAGAACATTCTTTGTAAATGTAGGAAATATTCCACCAAATGAGGTAGAAACATATATGCAAAGAATGATTAATAAAATGAAGAAAACACCTTATGTTGATCCTAATACTGGTGAATATAATTTAAAATTCAATATGCAAAACATATTAGAAGACTTTTATATTCCTGTTAGAGGTGGAGACGCTACTACTAGAATTGAAACAACAAAAGGTTTAGATTATGCTGCAATTGAAGATGTAACTTATTTAAGAGATAAATTATTCTCTGCTTTAAAAGTTCCAAAAGCTTATTTAGGATATGAAGCTGATCTTGAAGGTAAAGCAACATTAGCAGCTGAAGATATTAGATTTGCTAGAACAGTAGAAAGAATTCAAAAGATATTAGTATCTGAATTAACTAAAATAGCATTAGTACATTTATATTCACAAGGATATGATGGTTCAGCATTAACTAATTTTGAATTATCCTTAACTACACCATCTATTATTTACGATCAAGAAAGAACAGCATTATTAAAAGAAAAAGTTGATTTAGCTCAACAAATGATGGATACTAAATTAATGCCTACAGATTGGATATATGATAATATTTTCCATTTTAGTGAAGATCAATATCAAGAATATAGAGATTTAATTATTGAAGATCAAAAACGTAAATTTAGAGAAGCACAAATTGAAACTGAAGGAAATGATCCTGCTGAATCAGGTGAAGCATATGGTACACCTCATTCACTAGCTTCATTATATGGTGCCGGAAGATACCCAGGAAGTAAAGGAGTTCCTACAGGGTATAGTGTAAATGATCCAAATTATCCAGAACAAGTATTAGATCAAGGAAGACCTTCTGAATCTCCATCTGATTATGGTACACAAGATAGTAACTTAGGTAAAGATCCACTTGGCTCTAAAAGAATGACAGCAAAATCCGGAGAAGAAGAAAGACCAGGATTATCTAATACAGGATTAGCAGTAGAAAATTTAAATACCAAATCAATATTTGCCCAAAATGAAAAAATGTTGCAAGGTATGTTTAAAAAACAAAAAGTAAATCTGTTTGAAGGTGAAAAACTCTTAGATGAGGATAACATCCGCGAAGAGATAGAATAAGTTTAATATTTATTGACAGTAGCGCACTACTTATGAAAGTAAAACACAACAAGTACAAGAATACTGGTATTCTGTTTGAACTTTTAGTAAGGAAGATTACTTCCGATGCTATGAATAACAGTAACTCTAAAGCGGCTTCGCTAGTAAAAAAATATTTTACTAAAAGCGAACTAGCTAATGAAAACAAACTATACCAGACAATAAACAATTCGATTTCATTATCAGAAGGTAAAGCTGAATCAGTACTATCTACAGTACTTGATTTATCTAGAAAGTTAGATAGAGATCAATTGTCAAAAGAGAAATACAATCTTATTAAAGAAATTAAAGAAAACTTTGATATGGTTGATTTCTTTCAAGCTAAAATTAAAAACTACAAACTTTTAGCATCAACTTATATTCTGTTAGAATCACACAATAATACTAAATTCGCTAATCCCGAATCTATTATTACATCAAAAATTACTATTTTAGAGCATATTACTTCTAATCCTGATACTAAAATGTCTTTAACTCCTTTAGTTGAAGATTTAATGAAATTAGATAAAGGAACTCGTGCGCTTACTTATAAACTTATGCTTGAAAAATACAATGAAAAATTTGATGGTTTATCAACAGAACAAAAAGAAGTTTTAAAAGAATACATAAATAGTGCAACAGATGCGCCAAAACTTAAAGAATTTTTAAATTCTAAATTTGAAGCAATTACTAGTATATTAAAAGAAAATATAGATAAAATTACAGAGCCTGCACTTAAAATTAAAATCCAAGAAGTTATAAATCTTATTGAACCTATTTTAGAATCTAGAAAAATAAAAGATGACCACCTTGTAGCGCTACTACAATATCTTGAACTTTCTAGAGAAATAAAAACAGTATGACAAAGATTAGAATAACAGGATTAAAAAAAGAAATGAGCACTACTGGTACTGGTGCTTCTTTTACATCTGGTACTGGCGCTCAATATGCTTCTCCCAAATCATTTAAAAAAAGAGATGAAATAGGAGAACCATTTACTACTCCTAATCCATCTATTCCTAATAGAAAATCCAAATTTATGGATTATAAGCAATTATTTGAAAAAGTTAAAAAAGCTTTAAAATTTAATCCTGTTACTGATTTTACAGATTCACAAGCATGGGCTGGTGACAATGCCGGATATGATATGAATACCCAAGACGCTGCTTCAGTATTAGAATTAGCTAAAACATCTAAAGATGGTAAAATTAAAGTAGGTGATGTTGCAATTGAAAAGGGAACTAAGTATGTTGTAACAGATGTAGACCCAGTTACAGGTGGAATTTCTTGGGATGTAGCGTCTGTTCCTGCTTTTGATTCAGTATATAAAGAATTTGATGAATTAAGAAAAGCAATAGCAACCTTAGATAGAAAAACTGATGATGAAGTTGTAGATGATATAGCTACTAAAATTAAAGCTGAGTTTAATAGATATAGAACTCATATTAGAAAAAATTATCCTGACGAATACAAAAGATTTCAGACTAATGAAAATATAGACGAGGCAAGTGGAGGAGTATCAAGGAGTATACTTATAAAATTAATTCATGATATAGGAGCACAAAGATTTGCTGATATTATTGCTGATTTAAGAGATGAAAATTTACAAGATCAGATAGTAGCGGCATTTGGTCTATATAAAGATGAAGAAGGATCAGAATTTATGAAACCTGATATATTAAGGGAAGCAAGATATTCTCAATTTAAATCAGAAACAAAATTAAGAACTCCAACTGAACAAATACACAGAGCAGTTAGAGAAATTAGAAGAAAAATAGATGAAATAGTAAAAGTAGTAAGTCATACAGAAAGAATGAAGAGTGAATTAAAACAAAGTAATGAAGGTATGTCATACTTAAAAAGAACTCGTAATGCTATTAATACAATATCCGAAAAACTACAGGAATTAAATAATAGAATTAAAGGATTGACTGAGTAGTGAGAGGAATTAGTGGTATTTTAGAAAGGCCTAAAAAAAGAAGGCCGGGTGTTCATGCTAAAAGTAAAACAAGTAAATTAAAAGCAAGTAAACACTATAAAAAAGCCTATAGGGGACAAGGACGATAAATATTTATATACATGACAACACAAGAATTATATAATAAGGTATTAGCTGAGGAGGTAACACAGCAAAAATTTCTATATGAAGTTCGTAGAGATATTAATCTACCTTTTATTACTCCAAGTAATAATTTTGAAGATACTGTAAAAATCTTAAAAAATAAAGGTATAATTTCAGAAAAAAAATTAGCTACAGGTAAACAAGAAGTTGAAATTTATGCTAAAACTATTGATATGGTTAACCCATATGAATATGCTAGAGGTATGAACTTTGAATTAGGTGTTGTTGTTGATGCTATAGGAAATAGAGTAGCTGATAATGCAGGTGATAGTATGCATGTTGAAGATCTTACTAAAGAAGATATCTTAAAAGCACAAAAGAAAGTATTAAAAAATCTTACCAAAAACCCTCAATACTACCAACAAAAGTTAATCCCTCAAATGGAAGGTGAAACTGAACACCCAGTTGAAGTAAATGCTAAATCAATAGAGGCCTTAAAAAAAAAAGCAGGGAAGATAATTCGTGAACATGGTGAAGATTATGAGAAAGTATCCAAAGTTATGGGTAATGTTTCTCCACTAGAAGAAGACGAAAAATCTCAAGCATTTGTACTAGCTTTAGACATGTTTAAAAATGCTAAAGGCACTGCAGATGAAAGAAAGGCAAGAGAAGCTTTAGAAAAAGCCTCTAAAAATGCAGGTATCCCTATAGACTTAGATGAACAATTGTTTGATGATAGTGAAATACAAACAAACTTAAAAGCAATGTCTTTTGGTGAAAGAAGAGCTGAGTTACAAAAAGCTATTTTAAAATGGAGAGATTCAAAACCAGGATCTAAAGAACATACAAGTGCAAAAGAATATCTAGTTAAAGTAGCAAATGCTCTTGATGTCAAAATAGACCCAGATGATCTAGCAGAAGCAGATACAGACTATGACAGAGCTAAAGATGCTAATAGATTAGGAGTAGATGGTGAAGAAAATATTTATGGAGCAGGAGTAAAAAAAGGTGAAGAAATTGCTGCTAAAAAGATGGCTGCTAAACGTGAAGCAATCTATGAAAAATATGCTAATGAATATGGTGTAGATGTAAATGAATTAAAAGATAGATTAGAGGCATATAAAATAGCACAAGAAGAAGCTATTGAAGTAGAAGATGAAGACACAGCAATTGCAGTGCAAAAAAAATCACCTGAAGCGGACGTTAGAATAGTAAAAAAATAATAATGGCTCAAAAATTATTAATAGAATATTCGGTATTCACTCCGAAAAATACTCAAATTACTGAGGGTATTTCTGGAAATAAAAATATGATTGTTGAGGGCGTTGTTCAACGTGCTGAAGAATTTAACCACAACGGTAGAAGATACCCATTTGAAATCCTAAAAAGAGAAGTAGATAAATACATTGAAGGTCCTATTAAAGAAAATAGAGCACTTGGTGAATTAGACCACCCAGAATCATCTGTAATTAACTTAAAAAATGCTTCTCATAA